TAACAGAACGTACACGGGAAAGCACTTTACGCGGATCGATCCCGTAGTGATCCAAGTTACGGGCGAAACGAAGGAACCAGTTAGCCATCAACCACGAGATTACATGGTCATCGTGCCCAGAGGCTTTGTGGTCAACCCGACCGCGACGTTCTACCAGACTGGACAGCTCATCGATAAGCGCAGGCTCACGAATCAGCTCAGCCTGTTGAACAGTAGCCAACTTCAGGATGTCGATGTACAGATCGCCACGACTACCGGCTGTGGTCATGAAACCAAAGTCGTTACGGAACGGGAAGTACTTACGCTCAGAACCACCGCCCGAAGTGTAATCCCGGTAGGTACGTTTCTCAGCATCAGAACCGTAAGCATTGTCCACGATATCTGAGTAGATCCGACGACCCACATCCACACCCAACATCGGGAGACGACTGTTAAGGATGTCGAACATACCAAGCCACGAGGACTTGTTCTCAGGGATCAGGGTGAAGTTCGGGAAGTCAGCCATGAACTGAGCCAACCAATAGGCAAAGTAAGAAAGACTGATCTCACTCACCATGAACGTCATCAACGTCTCACCGGTTTCCACATCGATCATCACGCCAGTGATGGCATCTCGGTTAACCGCGTTGGATGTATCGAGACCCATTACAGCTTTACGAGCCCTTACTTCCTCAGGAGGGAGCTGGAACTTGATGTGGTACTTGTACTTCTCTTCGACCTGAACATACGGAGCCTGTTGCGCATTGTCACGGATCTTGTTGAGGATCTTCTCAGGGATAGGGTTACTCTCGGAACCGAAAGTCCAACGTCCAAGGAAGTCTCGTTCGATCTGGTCACGAGATGCTGAAACCATCGCGATCTTACCGCGCAGCCATTCGTTCGTCTTACCGAGTTGCAGGTGGTTAAACGAGATGTCCACGAACGGAGCATCGCGGGATTCGCATTTACTGTTTGCCATGATCATGTCAATGGCTTCTGAACGATTGCGAGCATCGAACAGAGACTCACTGAAGAACATCGCCTTCTTCTTGATCTTCTCGTAAACGTACTTACCCGAATCCGTTGACAAGTCACCGGCCGTAGTCGTGTAGAGAACACCGTGGAACAGGCCTTGCGACCTTGCCTTGTCGAAGGAGTCCGTGGTGGATGCGATCAATGCAGGAAGAGAAATGGCAGCGTACGGCAGGAATGGGATTTCGTCCCCGTAGATGAAGCGAGGGGTCTTACCGCGACCCACGTTGTTCGCCTCTTCTGGAGAACCTTGTGGAACGTACGAGTACGTGATGTTCTTATTCATCATCGTAGTGAATTCGTACTGGTTATCCGTGTCCTTGTCCGCCTTGTACCACATCCACTTCGGCAGTGCGTCCCGATAAGCCTTGTAGTTCTTGATCTCGCCTTTACGCAAGTCACCCTTGGTGAAGAGGATGGAGTCAGAACCTTGAGCTGCGAACATGTGCAGTAGGATGATGATTGCCCGACTGTTCAGGGATTTACCTGTCTGACGGATCTGCTGTACGTAAGTAACAAAGGCGTTGAAGATACACCAGAACATGGCGATGTTGCCACGGTTCGCATCCAAGTGGAAATACTGATCACCACCAGCATCCGGGAAACGAATCACCTCACGTAGAGCGTACCAGAAGTTCTCGGAACACTCGAGCAAGATCATCTGCTGTTGCGCAGGAGTCAAGTCATCCGAATATGGATCGACCCCCTGCAAGAGAGGGTTATGCAAAGCCAAGTGGAAGTAATAGTTCTTCACTCCCATCTTCTGGTACTTTGCTGCCAACTTAACCCACGTCTGGCGGCGTGTCTGGGTATCGGCAATCGCGTTGGGATATTTCGTATCCCATTGTTCCAAATACAAAAGTGTCATGGTTGGTCCTCAATGCGGCATAGTGACCTAGGGAGGTCGCCCTCCCTAGATCGTATCCCTTAGACCGAGTGCGTAGGGAAACCAGCCACAGCCAGTTGCAGATCGCCAGAGACGTTACGTTTGAGGAACTTAACGTAGAGAGTCTCGCCTTCCTGGAGATCGTTGATGAATGTGAGGTCGTTAGCCCACTGACCGATCGGGAATTCGTAGACGCGAGTCTTCGTAGTCACGACAAAGTGAGTAGGTGCTGGAGCCGACACTTCGGTTTGCGGATCGTACAGTGCTTGCAGTGGTTCGAAGACCAGCTTGAGCCACGCAGCTTTATCAACAGCACCGCATTTCAGATTCACGGTACTCAGGCCGCTGCTGCCAGCCCGGATGATCGCTTCGATACCAGTACCGTAGTAACCCGGCTGGTTGCTCGCAAACTTGACTTTCCAGTTGGTAGCACGCAGACCACCATCACGCTGCAACGCAACCTGCACTGTTTGCACATGGCGGTTGCTGCCGTAACTGGTATCGACCACGCCGAGGTTCACACCGAACTTCAGGGTCTGCACTGTGATGTATTCCAGACCGTCGAACGGCATGGAGTCTTCGTGCAATTCCACAGCAGCTTTCGGTACACGGCGAGCCACCTGACGATTCAGGTCGTAGAGCCAGTATTCCAGCGCGTAGCCTTGCAGGTTCGAGATCCACGACGGGAACACGAACAGCTTGAGGCTGTACGAAGGATCGACTGGCAGGCCACGGATCTGATAAGGAACAGTTACAGTGCCGGCGTAAGTGGTGCCTTGACTGTAAGAGAATTCCTCACCTTCACTCGGAGCATAGCTCAGAGTAACGTCGGCGTAACGACCAGTGATGGTTGGAGACCAGTACTTCAGGCCCAGCAACTTCATCTTGCCGTTCGAGTCTTCATCCACAACGTCTTGGATAGAAGTCGTACCGTCGATGTACGTCACCTTACCGCGCAGTGCCAGAGTGGCCACAGTTGCAGAGATGGAGATGTTCAGGACGTTCGGCTCAGTCGTCGACAGGTACGGACTGATCAGCTCGATCGATTTGATTCGTTTAACCGAATCATCAGGATGACGGATCACGTTCGTGTTGTGGATCAGGAGCTTAGCAATGCTCAGGATCGCGCCAGTGAAGCTGTAGAACACAGCCGTCACCAATGCACCATCTTCAAGCGCAATGGTGCTGTAGCCCGCCGTAGGAGCTTTGATATTGAGGTTAGTAACAACGTCAGTACCAACGGTCTTCAGAGGGATAGCATCATTGACGTATTCGTTCGATGCGTTGTAATACGCACTGATGACTTCGCCAGTCTGGGTAATGTCAATGCCTTTGAAGACACGGAACTCTTTCGCCAGATCGCTGTACATGTGGAGTCGACCATCAACGTCCAGAGTGTACGGCAGCTTGCGGGTGTCCAGCATTGCCCGCCAAGTTTCGCTGGTGTAGCCAGTGCCAACACCGAGCAGAACGTCGACCACACCAACATCACCACCAGACTTGGGAAGTTCCCAGAGCTCTAGGTCAGCGACGTAACTGGTGTAATCCACCCGACTAACACGAAACATGCCGAGTTCATAAATGATGACCAGGTCATCGACGTTCGGTACGTATTTGCCTTCACCTTTGATAACATCACTGCCATCGTCCACGAGTCTGTAAGAGTAGAGGTCAGCGATCTTAAAGACCGACGCCTTTTCACGATCCTCGTCAGTGATCACCGTATAACCGTTCGGTAACGGGATGATATTCTCAGCCATAATTTCGACTCAGTAGAGGGAGCGGTTGCCCGCCCCCTATTGGGTTTATGCCGACACTTCGTCCCAAGAACGATGCGGGTGAGGGTGATCGTCCTGCTCATGCTCGTAGCCAGGCTCTACAATCACCAAGTGGTGGTTGAGAGGAACCTTACCGTCGAGGAAAGCTTCGACCGCCCGATCCAAGAACCGATACTGGTAGATGTTGAGCTCGATGACTTCGGCTTCAGGGTGCGGATCGATCTTGACGTATTCATCATTCACGCCCCGTACAGCTGGGTCGTACTTGAGAATCCATTCGTAGCCAACCAACTTCTCCTTGACCTGCTGCAAGGTATAAGTACCCATGAACTCATCCATCAACAGAATGCCGTTAAGCATGTCGTAGATAAGCTTCGCGCAGAAAGGACTGAATACCGAGTACCACGCAGGCATCCCAGACGGCAACGGCTGCACCGGCTCAGGACGGTACTGAGTGAGATACCCTTCCACTTTCTCATCGATGGCATCAGAAACTGCCTTCAACGTGTAGGTGTCGGTATCTGTAACGCCCATCATCGGAATCACTGGGTGAGTGATCAGGTACGGCGTGCCGTTCTTCACACCAGTGGCAAGTACTGCCCCGTCTTCACTGAATGCAACTTCTTCACGGGTGTACAACTGACCTGCAATGGAGATGCGGCAGACCTTATCGTCCCGCACGTTAAACCGAGCGTTATGACTGAGCTGCTCGTAAGCAACAAAGCCAGAATCACCGACCGGTTCCAAAGTCATGTCAGGGTTACAGAAGCCACGACCACGAATGGTCACGTCCTGCATTGCACCCGGTTTCAGATACATCTTGTTGACGATGCAGACTTCAGGCCACTCGACGTAATAGTCGATATCAGGAACCAACGTGAACTTGTTAAGGATCACATCGAACTGACCAGGCGGAACACGCATCACGTCGGTAACCGGAACACGTCCGCTCAACACCTCATCGATATTCACGGTGAGAGTCAGCAGGTCATCACGATAGTTCAACTGAAGCGTATGGCACAGGAAATCTTTACTGTCACGGATTGCCGTGTGGAATTTCGTTTGATCGATGTGCCAGCTAACCACCCGATTAGAGATGGTGTAGTACTCATCGTCACCCGTTACGTCTTTCCAGTTGTTCTTGGAAACGCCGTTCCAGATGTCACAAACGTAGAACCGGTAGTCAACGCCGTATTCCAACTTAACCAGATCGGTATCGTAAATCGTCGACAGCTTAGTGCCGCCCCGGCCGACATAGCTCTCGATGTACATCGTTTCCGGATTGTGAACCGGATACTGAATCGAGTTATCGTGAACGTACCAACCCAGCAGCAAGCCGGAGCTGTCGTATTCGAACACAGTCGAGAACTGCGTCACTGCGAATGGAAGATCCACCCACGGCGAATTCACAGCAACCTTGTAAGGCACGTCGCAGATCAGTTTAGCGATCGCATTGTACCCGTAAGCTTTCTCAACCATCGGACGATCAATGCCACCGAACTCAGCGCGCATGATCTTCGGATAGAAGCTGTTCTCAAGTTCCGCAGCATGCCAGATATCGAGAGACTGCTCACCGATCATTGCTTTGAGACGATTAGTCTCAGAAAGCTTGAACAGTTCCTTGATCCGATGCGCTTCGTTAACCAGAGGGCGATTCGTCCAGCCGCTGTTACGAACGATCACTTCCAGACGCAGGTCATCATTCCAGATCCACCCTTCGATGTTATCGATGAAGTGCTGGAGATAAGTCTGCGGAATCGAGTAGTCCCGATGCGTTACCATCCGAACAGAGTCCGGCTGGTTCTGGTGGTAATAGTGTCCGGTGTAAGCGGCGGTCAAGTGGTAGCGTAGCATGTAGATATCGATGTCATCGCAATAGTCGATGATGTCAGACACACCAGCACGCGGCACCAGATACTTGCCCTTGGTATCGAGGGTACTCAGGAACGACTTGAGATCTTTGATCTTCAGTTCAGTAACAACTTTCACCGAAGCGTCGTAGGTGTATTCAAGGATGTCCCCAACCACTGCGGTGGTCAGGTTGATGTCCTTGACACGCTTACCGTTGACGAAGGCCCAAGCGTAACCCGGCAGCAGTTTGGCAGCGCGCCACTTCGCTTGAAACAGCGAATACTGAGCCTGAGTAGTCGGCGTGAGACCTGCGATCTCGATCCCGTCATTGAGGAACATGCCGTCGTTACCATCGAAGTAAGCGTTGCTTCTCCAACGGATATACGGCTGCTCAATACCGAGGTTTGCGATCTTCTTGGTGTCCAAAATAGCGAGCACCAACTGCCCGGTATGAGTGTACAGCCAATATGCTCTGTGGGCCGGGATGTGTAAACCGAGTTCGGTGTACAGATCTACCAGCAATGAAGTAGCATTACACTGCCCCATTACCGATACCCACTTATCGACGATTGTAGTCATTCCCACCAAGATAGGTGGGAGGTCGCCGATGTTGAAAACGTGATACCACTTGCCGAGCGACGGAAGGTTGTAAGTCTTCATCCCGAGCTTGACGTTACCGATAGCACCTTGGCGTTTAGTGATCCGCGTCGGTGCTACGATGTGCTGGCGATCTTGCCGTGGACTGCACCAAGCATTCCGGTAGGCGTGATCAACCAGAAAGTCGGTTGAACTAACCATGTGCTTACCTCTGACCGATGAGGTGGTTCATGTTCTTGACGTATTCTTTATCGGAACCCTGACGGATAACCGCTTCGATAACACGGCCAAGGCCAGTGCGGGTGTAGCTACGTTCTTTGCAGGTGGAGTACAGCATCGCCAAGAACATCGGCGGGTATTCGACTGCGATAGCAACGGCTTCACGATGGAGCGGACCGAAGCTTGCTCCTAATGCAGTGTAGACGTAGGCCACTGTCAGGTCATGAGTTCTTGGAGAATCCAAGACCTTAACGATCCACGTAACCAGATCTTTCAACGTATTGAGCTGAGGAATCTCACCCAGTGCGCCACGAAGAGTTGTAGGGTCCATCGCCGGTAGCAGACGGGATGCGCGAACCATCAAACGATCAACGTCGTTCTCGGTTGCATTGTCAGGCAGTGGACCAAAGAGCTGAACGTAGTAGATTGCGATCATCGCTCGGACCAAAGTACTTTGACCGAGGTCAAGCCCAATCCGTTGACTGATTGCCCCGTTGAGCCAGGAGATAAAAACCTTGGCTGGGAAATCACCGACGTTCAACATGTCACGCTTAAAGGAAGCTTCTTGGGTGTACCACATCACAACCAAGTCAGCAACCAAGATGGCGTGCTTAGCAGCATCATCTTTAACGAAGCGACCATCTGCGCGCATCAACGAGCGGCCATCGATGACAGCCGGTGCTTGCATGGTAGGAATCTGGATACGAGTGATCACTTGTTGGAACGGCATGAGGTCAACTACGCCGGGCGGAATAAGCATTACGCCCTGTGTACTGAAGTCAGTTCCGACCAGTTCTTCATTGATTTCCAGTGCCCGAATTGCGGCAGCGGTTTTGTCCAAAGAGAACCGCGAACATGGAGTGGTCTGGTATGGGGTCTCGAACATTGTTCGCGTCTCCTACTTATGTGAGTTAAAAGTTACATTCGTTTGCATAAAGCGGGAATAAAAATAGTATGCTTACTTCGGCGTTTCGGCTGAAGTTCGCTGACCATACCATTCCTCGAAGTTCTGCGCAGAACTAGCTCCTGGGAGTACAACATGTCTGTAAGTCGTTTGAGTTCCGTGCCACGGACTGAGTTCCGGGGCGTAAAGGACGAGACGGTAACGAGCTTGACCCTTCCGGTCGAGAATCTTCCGATTCGTCTTCCTTTGTTCCAATCGTTCGCACCTTGGGGTGAGTACGGTAACGGTCGCTACGTAAACGACTCGGGCTTGAGCCTGCTGTTCGGTTCTGGTGTGACGGACCCGCTGTCTCCGTTCTTCACCCACCAATCGCAGTTCATCCGCAGTCACTTCGAAGCTTCCGGTAAAGCGATCTTCGTTCGTCTGCCTGCGCCTGGTGCCAAACAAGCATCCTTCCGCCTGGCTCTCGATATCGTCGAAGACCAAGTTCCTCTCTACGAGCGGAACGCCGACGGTAGCCTGAAGCTCGACGCTCAAGGCGTCAAGATTCCTACCGGCGAGAAGACCACTGGTTTCCGCGCTCAATGGCGTTGGAAAGCTGTTACCAATGACCAAGCTGGTGAATCCACCTTCGGCGCTGCTGCTGAAGCTGAAGGCCTGCTGGTTTCGACCGTCGGCGGTGAGGTCTCTCGCGAGATCCCAATCTGGGACGGCCTGGCTCGCTTCGAAGGCGAGAAGGGTAACAACATCGGCATGCGCCTGATCGCTCCGACTACCAAGTCGAGCCAGCCTGTTGATGAAGATCTGGCCGAAGCTCTGGGCGCCCGTCTGTTCCGCGTTCAGTTCGTTAACCGTGCCAACAAGTCTTCGACTGCTACTTTGCAGCGCACGCTGCGTAGCCAGCCTTACCTGGACTTCTCGTTCAAGAAAGGCACCATCGACTTGGCGACCTCCACCGAGTACTACGGTGGCAAGGTTATCAAGAAGAGCTACGAAGCCAACAACCCACAAGCCTTCACTGGCTGGGGTCCGTGCGAGAAGTTCGCGTTCTACGACGCAAACATTCAGGCGCTGTTGACCCAATTGGCTACGGCCGAAGCGGACTACACCACTGAAGAACTCTCCGATGTCAACCTGTTCAACTTCCTGACAGGCACCGACATCAACGGCAACCCTTACCATACCTTCATCATCGAAGGTCCTGCTGACGGCGGCATCCTCTTGGGCGAACTGTCCAACCTGTGGATGACTGGCGGCGCAGACGGTAACCTGGGTAACGAAAGCTTCAACGCCGTGATGGACAGCGTTCTGAGCGATCTCAGCAGCAATGGCGTCCCATACAAAGACATCGCACGCATGCCGTACGACTCCGTCTGGGATTCGGGTTTCCCGGTTGCCACCAAGCTGAAGTTCTCGGCGTTCCACACTGCTCGTCCTGACGTGTACGTTCACACCTGCACCCAAGACGTCCTGAAGCCGCTGAACACCCCGGCGCAAGACTCCTCGATCGCTATCACCTTGCGTTCGCACTTCCGTGCGCAGCAGGAATCGTCCGAGTTCGGCACCAAGGCGCTGCGCTTCTGCGTATTCGGTCAAGCCGGTCATCTGATCGACGACCTGTACGACGGCATCGTTCCGTTCCTGGAATACATCTTGATCCTCGGCACCGAGTACATGGGCGCTGAAGGCGGCGAGATGAAGAACGAGAAATCGTTCGGCCGTGGTGAGCAGAACACCATCACTCGTTATCGCGACCACAACGTCGTGACCCAAGAGCCTGAAGTGCGTCAGGTTGACTGGGACAACGGGATGAACTACGCCGAGTACTTCGATATGGGCCGCCTCTTCTGGGCCGGCATCCAGTCGATCTACGAAGAGCAGACCTCGATTCTGCATGCTTACATCAACGTTTGCATCGCGTGCAACCTGACGCGGATCGGGCACATCACCTGGCGTGAAATGTCGGGTGACTCGCAGCTCACCGATGAGCAGTTCCTGGACATGGTGAACGACAAGGTTACCGCTCGTACTGCTGGTAAGTACGACGGCCGCGTCGACGTCACTCCAGACGCTTATTTCGATGCGTTCGATACTCAGAGCAACTTCTCGTGGCACCTGAATATCGAGATGGCTGGTGACAACGCTCGCACCGTTGAAAACCTGGCGATCATCGCGCAAAACCGTCGTTCTTCGGAGACTTAATAAATGGGACGGTATGCAGATACTCTGACCAATAAGGCGTACGCCGAACGCGCTCAGATGACAGTGCTGAACATGGCGGTACAGGGCCAACAAGGCTACCTGACCGACATGCAGTACTACCCATCGGCCACGGACTACATCCGTAAGCCGCTGATCATCAAAGTGCTGCAAGCGCCCGCCGGTCTGATGATGCTTCCTAATGGGCAGCTGTACGTAGCTGCCTACAAGAACTTCATCGAAAACTGGATGCAGTCCTGGAACGGCTTCAACCGTACCCTGACTGTTAACACCCAGGAAACTCAGCTGGGTAACGCCGGTGAGGTCTTCCAGACCCCATCCCGTGTATCGCGTGCGCGGTCGCAGATCACCTCCACCGTGGTGGACAAGGATCGTCGTCCAATCATGCGCTTCATGGAAGACATGGTGCGTTACCTGTTCATGGACCCGGACACCGGGCATCCGCTCCTCACTGGCGTCAGCGATCGGTTTACCGACCAACTGGCAGACGTGTACGGCGGCACCATCATCGCCTTCGAGCCCGACAAGACTTTCCGTTACGTCGAGAACTCCTGGCTGATCACCAACTTCTGGCTGCATCAGGAAATTGGTGAGAACATCGGTAACCGTCAACTCCAGCAGGATGGTGAGCTTGCCACCTACAACCTGTCCTGGACTGGCTGGCAGAAGGTTGGTTACGCAGTTGACAAATTGGCTCAGGGCTTCATGGACGCCGTCCGCGTAAGCGGTATGGACCCACAGTACCAGGCCAACTTCGTCACCGGCGTTGACTCCAACGTATCGGCCGTTGCAACGGGTTTCACCGAGCAGATCAATGCGATCAAAGGCTCGTTGGTAACTCCGTAACACCGTTACTCCTGGACTCTTCCGAAAGGTTGAGTCCAGGCTTTATACCGTGAAGCACTAAAAGAGATAGCACTATGCCAGCACAACACAAACTGCTCGAGTCACTCAAGGAGCTGGAAAGCGATTTGAGGCTGCAAGGTGTGGGAACCTGTGGCATCGTATACCTGGACAAAGAAAACGTCAGGGATGAGGTTCGTAGGGTCGGGGAGGCCCTACTAGCTGTGGGTGGTGTAATCCACTACAGCCAGAATTGTGTAGATAGCCGCTTTCTGGAAGGAAGTGACTATCGTTTGGAATCGATCAGCATGACTGGGGAGGTCATGATTGGTACGATGGTCGGTAAGCTTGTGTTGCCGAAGAGCACCAAGTACCGGATCACATCCAAACGGTGACAAAAAAAAAGAAGTGGCATAGACCGGGGCATTACGCCCCGGTCTTTATGC